CGCAAATATAACTGTTACCGCCGTGCTGCACTACATCATTAATATAGTACTCGGTGGCCGTAACCCACTCACCTCGGGCACGGATGCCTTCTGTCATCAACATCCAGTTGCTGTTCAAAACGCCGGATGCGTTGATAGGCAACTGATTAGTATTATTGGCAATGGCTTTGTACTGGTTCGCGCCGTAAGCAACAACATCATTCGGTACATAAGCGGTCGCAGAATTCCAAGCGCCGCTAGCTGATACACCTTCGATCAACTTCGCCCAATACGTTGTATTAGTGGGAAGATTACCGGAAGTGTCTTGTAAAGCAATGTAGCCAGAGCTGCCGTAAGATACGATGTCGTTCTTTTGGTATTGACCTGCGTTTGAGTACGTGCCTTCATACTGGATGCCGTCAGCAAATTGTGACCAGTATGTTGTGTTTGGTGGAGTGTGAGCAGTTGTGTCAATAACAGCAATATAGACTTTACCGCCATGGGCAACAGCATCGCCGACTTTGTAAGCGTATGCATTATCGTAGACACCTTTAAATTTGATGCCCTCAACCATGAGAGCCCAATACGTCGTGTCTGTTGGTAAATGACCCGCTGTTTTTAACGCATAGGTGTAAACGTATACGTTACCGCCGTATTTAACGATGTCATTTGACTCGTATACAGTAGCGTTGTTGTAGTCGCCAGCAAAGCTAAAGCGAAGTTTGCCCAAGTCGATTAGTTGAGTCATACTATTTTCACCTGTAAATGACCGTTAGAACCCCACTGGAACTGCAATGTATCTTGCGTCCACACCCATTGTTTGTAGTCGTACTTGTCGATAATGTTGTCCTGCGGCAAGGCAACAAGGGAGCCATCATTGATAATCTCAATGTTTAAGTTCCCGCTATCGGGGTCAAGACGAAAGCCGTAAAAAGTTTTGTTGGCAAGATCGGTGCCTTCGTAGAAACCAGCCATCATGCAACTCCTGTCAGAATTGAGGCGACAACGTCAAATCCGTTATCCAACCCACTGGTCGCAACTATAGCATCCCCAGACAAAAGTACCAACTTATTTCCGCGCATCAGTTCTTCGTTTGCGCCGTTATCAATTCGCTTGTCTTTGACAATATAAGTATCGCCGCCAGTGGTACGCAAAATCAAGCTGACGGGCAAAATACCGCCGGTCTTGTTTGCAACATTGCAGCCGATCAAGATAGCCTTGACGCCACTAGGAACTGTATAGACCACGCTATCAGCAGTTCCTACATTTGTTGCTTTTGCGTTAATGAAACTGGTCATGCTTTACCCCAAAGCGATTGCAAGAACCAACGCGTTTGCGTCGGCTTCCGTCAGTGTCTCCGCCTTGGCTTCTTCCACTCTATCTCGAAGATTGATAAAGTTTGCGTCAACCTCTGCGTTAGTCAACGGGCTACCCTTGGCCGTTTCGCCAGTAACTCGCGTAACGATTGTTGCTGGTGTAGTCATGAGTAGCCCCTACAACTTAGTTAACTGTAACAGTCCAAGTCACAGTCATGGAGTCGCCAGATTGCTTGTTAACGACTGGGAATACTGTGCGGCAAAGCATTGTACCGCTCGTACCAGCGTTAAAAATGCCAGACTCAGTCACAGCGCCAGTGCCAACACCGGCAGCGAAAGAGGCAATGTAAGTCACTTGGTTGGCAGTTACTGTTGTGCTTGTCAGCGAAACGCGAGAGCCAGAAATTTCTGCACCCAATGTTGTGTCGCCCAAAGCAGCAGCAGTTGTGCCGGTGCCCAAAGACATGTGAGACATCACAGTTGCTGTTGCTTCTTTCATGCGGCTAGCAATGAAGTTCAAACCTGTGCTTACCACCATATTTTTCAAGTCACGCTCGTCTTTAACTTGACCGTCGGGGCCAGTCAAAACAACACGCAATGCACCGGTTACCTTAAGGTTGTCATTCGTATTCATATCAGTTCCTCATGTGAAAATACGCTCTTGCCCAACAAACGGCTCACTGAAATAGGAAATATCGCAGTAGTCCGTCAAAAACAGGTACCCTGTATCGGTAGCACTCTGTGTTTCCGATAGTGTACGCTGTAAATCAAATTTTTGCACCTCTAAAAGACTAACAGATTCTGAGAACTTTTTATCAAGCTTAGTCGTTTGGTCATCTTCAGTCGTCAGCGTTCCGTCGAAATCATCGGTTGCAGTAAGAACCTCAGCAAAAGTCTTTTGTAAACCCCAAGAAGCTTGGTCAGTAGCGTACTGGTTTTCAAGTTGCGGCGGAACACCATTTGCGGCAATCCGGATAACGTCAATAACATCCGTTGTAGCGGCTGAATCTACTTTGGATAACGCAAAATAGAAATACAGCGTATCAGTGGTTGATACGGAATCAGCTACTTGTTTGTTGAATGTATGCGCTAAAGAGTCGGCTACAGCTGCAGAATCAGCGGAAATGCGGCTTAAATCAAATAATTTGAGATCAGACAGCGCTGCTGAATCTGTAAGGGTTTTCCCTAATACAGCTGTAGTAGTATCACTGGAAGCAACAGCATCGGTTCTATTTTTAGCCGTGAACAAAGTCGCTGTGTCGGCTGTGGTCGAAGAATCATCTAGGGGTTTACTAAGAGCTGCAGCGCGGACATCAGAAAAGGCGGCCGTATCGGCGAGAGCCTTAGTGCCTGCCCGGGTAGCAACATCAGAGGCTGCAACGGTATCTGCAGCAGTTTTCTCAAACAATGCAGTAGTTGCTGTGGCTGTGGAAAACGCATCTGCCAATGCTTTTTCTGTCAGCAAATCAGGCTGGTCTAAAAGCTGAGCAGTATCCGCCGATACACGAGCAATGTCGTACGAAAGTTGAGTATCTGTCGTAGCGGAATCCAAAATTCGCTTATCAAGGAAGAATACCTCACCGTCATCAGTCAAGACAGCTGCGTTAATTTCGTCAGTGGCGTCAACAGAATCGTCAAAGAACCTAACAAAAGCCACAGTGCGGGAGAATGCATCTGCGGTAACAACTGGGTCATTGAGTGATTTACCAACCTCACTAGTAGTTGTATCGGATGTAGTCGCGGGGTCGTCTTTGGCGGTGGCAAAATCTTTATCGGTTGCCGTAACAGTGACAGCAGGGTCGTTAAGTTGTTTTCCAAACAGCTGAACCAACTCAGCAGTTGTCCGTACTGGGTCAAATAAATCTTTACCAACAAAGAAAGTTGTTAGTTCCTTAGTAGTGGCGTCATCCCGCAAAGATTTAGTCAAAGCAACTAAAGCTTCATCGACGAGACGAATTTCATCTGCACGCAGTTTAGAGATATCAAAGTGTTGTAATTCACCAACAATAGCTTTGTCGGTCAGTTCTAAAAGCGTGAAAAAGCGGCCAGTAAGCGCATCAGCTTTTAGGAGCGTGGCTTTAATCGCTACCGAAAGGGCAGAACCAGTTCCTACAGCACTCAAAGCGGCTGCCCTAGCAAGGACAACCATTGTCTTGTTTGTGACCTCTACGGCCCCTGTAACCGCCCGCGCTTTAGCAACCAGCGAAGAATACGTCGCTAGCGCCTTTAGTTGCTGAGCGGTGTACTTAACTGGCATCTCAGAATTGGGCTCGTAACTGGAACTTCAGTGGGGCGTAAACGGTTTGAATGCTGCTATCAGAGAAAGTTACTTCAATCTCACCTTCGTAGTAACCGGGCTCAATATTTAACTGGCCTGCCAAGAACTGAAATGCAACGCGGCCGCCAGAGCCAGCCAGCGCATAAGCTTCACCCGTCAAGTTTTGTGTGACATTGCCGTCGGCGTCTTCAAGACCGGGCTGCAAATATCCTGTCAGGGTAAACAGCGTAGATGTGCTGCCGCCGGCTCGAAATTTAAGCCGGACTGTCGCGCCAGAAATATCAACAATGTTGCCGGTAGTCTCGTCAGAAATTACCGCTTTTACTTGAGGGCGTGTGTCGCCCTGAACAAGTTTGATTCGATTTGAAGACATTACCAAATCCTGTTGTAGCGAACGCGCATAGACGCGTGAGTCATTCCGCCGGCAACGTATGCACGGGCCATCTGCTTGGCAGTTCTAAACCTAGCTTCATACATCTTTGCAGCTGCTGGCTCGGAGTATGGTTGATTGGGTGTAGCCATCAAGTGGGCCAAAGTGCCGGCAACGATATCCTCTAAATACCGCTCATAGAGCATCGAATCCACTACAGCGGAGTCTCGGGCGGGCATGTACGAAAAACGACCTGTAATCGCATCCTGCACCGTTTCAGAGGGGCAAAGCGCTAGCGTAATTTCGTCGGGGTTAAACTGCGTAAAGACTTGTGGTGTTCCTACCAAAGACTGCCAGTTTACCGAGAACATTTTTTCCAATTCGTACTGACTGCGGCGCTCAAGTTTTCGGCTCTGGTAGTAGATACCAAGGACCTGCCCTAAAACGCTGTAATTTGGTACGTCAATAGAGTATGTATTGACTCCGGCCATCACAGTAATTGGGTCTAAATCATCTTGAAGCACCAAGGTTTCGCGGCAGAAGTCGATGCAGGCATTGCGCGCAGCGATAACCGCCTGATCATCCAGCACGTTTGGAGCGTGCGGGAGGATGTGCGGCAAAAAGACTTCGTACGAAACGTTGCTCACTTCATTGTTCCCGGTAAGTTAGGATTGAACGGAGCCAACGCTTGGTTGGGGTTAGTCACCGTTTCCGCTGTAACTTTACCTTGCAGCAAGTTTTGGAACTGCTGGTAGTAGGTTCCTGCCAGAGCTGCGTTGTTGGCATACTCGGCATCTTTGCTGTAGGCTCGGAATAATATGTAGCTAATCAAAGCTGTGACGTAAATGTCGTCAATTACGATGGTACCGTTAGCCGCTACATCCGTTGGTGCAGCAACATAAATAAGTTCGATATACCCCTGCCCGGATGCAGGCTGTGGTGGGTATACGTAAAACGTCTTGGAATCCAAGGGTGTATAAACAAAATGCTTTACCGTAGCACTGGGAGTCGCTGAATGCCAGTTGGGTACTTGTGTATCCAAGATTTCACGAGACACCGCACGAATTGAACTACCCGGCGTTGTACCGTTCGTTCCCATATTACGCACAACATCAATCAAAGAGACTGCCGCAGCAGGCAAAGTCTGTTTAGTTCCTGCTGCGCAAACCACAGCAGCGTTTACAACAAACGCATTTGGTTTATACAACGAGACTTCGCGTTGGCCGTCATTCAGCCACAGGACTAACTCGTCTGTCGGCCAGCGAATATTTGTGGGGTCTTGAAGAATTGTCGAAACTTTGGTCAAGATCGATGCTGCTGTAATGGTCGCCATGAGCTAACCTCGTAGAGTTTGAAGTTATTTGAATACTAACACAAGAAGGGGCCCCGTGGGGCCCCTATCTCTAGCAGGGTTTAGCCCTTGACAACTGCGTAAGTCAGAGCTTCTGGCTTGACTGTCTTGCGACCGTAGATCATCAAACCGCGGACCAAAGTACCGAAGTCGTTGGGGTTGGGGATAGACTCAACCTTGTTGATCTGAGAAGCAAAAGTCAATGCAGACTTTTGACCAGCAATGATCACGTGACGCTTAACTTTACCAGTGTCAGTGCCGCCAGTGTAGTTCTGGTCAGCAGCTGCTTTAGGCAACAAGTTAGAGACATACACGTCAAAGCGGTCGATACGGCCGATCTTGCCGTTACGCAAGATAGACTGGGCATCACCAGTGATGTAGGCTTGCGCCAAGGGGCTGCGCATCAGCAAGTCACGCTCGTAGGGAGTCAAGATCAAAAAGCGATCAGACTCAGGAACGTTTTGCTCGTCCAAAATAGAACCCATGCCAGTGATGGTGTTCAAGATTTGAGGAGCGTTGCTGGAAGCTGCGTAGTCCAAAGGAGCTGCGTCAGTACCCATGTTGAAAGCACCGCTCAAAGCACCAGCAGTTGCGCCGATGTTGGCAGCAGCTGCAGAGCTGAATGTGCCCAAGAAAGATTCGCGGTCAACGGCAATTTTCATCTGGTTGGCAGCGTCAGTCGTGAACATGTCCATCAAGTTAGGCTGAGCTTGGTACTCGAGAACGTCAGAAACGTTCACGCCGAAGTAGTAGCCTTTGTCGATGTTCAACTCGATTGTGTTAGGAGTTGGGGCTTCGTAGCTCAGGCTTGAACCAACGGTATAAGCGCTGATTGTGATGGATGGGATGTTGTTGATAACAACCTTGTCACCCATGTTCTTGATGTCGCCTTCCCAAGAAGTGTTGGAAACATCACCAAATGTGGTGTTAGCGTAGAACTTAACGTTCAGTTTGCTAGACCAGATGGCAGGAATGAACGTGCCGCTGTATGCGGGAGTTGTGTTAAAGGGCGACGCGACGGCGTAGCCAGCTGCTGCTGTTACTGTAGACATTTAATGCTCCAAATAAAATCGGTTTGTCAAAACACGCCGCCGTTACAGTTATAGACGAATACGTCCTTCTGTTTGGGCAGCATCTAACTCTGCTTGTAGCTGCATCGCTTGGTCATGCTTGCCCTGTTGTGACAGTCGAACGATCCTATTGCTTTCAGCGATGTAATCAGCGCTGGTATAGATTCGGCCGGTCTGCGAACTAGGGTTTGAAGCTGTCGACTTCCCCGGTGCAACCTGACGATTCAGCTCTTGGCGTGCGCTAGCTTGCTGTTGTTTTTTTGCTGAAGGGTTGTGTGCTGGATACCTCTCGAAAAAGGTATCAAACACTTCCTTGACGGCTTGAACGTCCTGTCGACCTGCTGCGTTCAGAAGAGCATCATTCCATGTTATTTGCGAACCCGGAATGCGAGTCGCTAACCATGTCTGACAATCATCTGTCGCTTGGATCGCTTCCCAAGTTGGCAACTCACGATTAAGGTTCTCGAAGAACCGATCCTGCGCTGTCTTAGCTTGAGACTGAACGACTTCACCGACTTGGCCTTCGGCTTTTGACAACTGGCCTTCCAGTGCCTCGATTTGCTTGATGTACTTTGACTCGCGCTTACCAAACTCTTCTTTGGCAATACGGCGGGCTAGGTCTACCAAGTCCTCACCAAATGCTTCTACGTCTTTGTTTGTAACCAGTTGGCTTGGCTCAGGTTCGGGCTGCGGTGCAGCTTGTTGTTCCTTGAGTTGCGCCTGTAATTGCTCCATCGAATCCGTCAACTGCTTGACTTGCTGTTGCAAAGTGGGCACTTGACTGTTGTACTGGCCTTGAAGTGACAGGTAGCGTTGCTTCCATGTCGCGTCTTCTTCAGTAGGTTTCGGTGGCTCAACGGAGACTGGTTCCTGACTTTGCTTATCGGGTTCTGGCTCAGTATTGGGTTGCGGTTCGTCTTCGGGCTTGGGTTCCGCGGCTTGTTGTGCTGCAGCAACCTGCTTGTCATACTCATCTGCAATTGATGCTTGAGCTTGTACCTGTTTTGGCAATGCCATAAATACTCCTTATGCCGGTTCCACCACAGAACTTGGGCGTGTTTTTACAAAACGACTTGCCGGGGGCTGCCCCCTTAGGCTTATCGGGTCTTTTCTGCCAGTTCAGGCGCTTGCCTGAGCATCGCAAGAATGTCTTTGCATTCCCGCGCCATCCCTTGGACTCTAGGGGTGGTATCGCTGGACGAATCCAGCAAATTGTTTGTCAACTTATCGAGTTCGGTTTCCAGCAGTTGCATGAGAACCTCTCCATCCGTCGACCGTGAAATACGGGCTAACGCCTGAAACTGTTTAGCGTCAGGTTTAATTAGCAAGCTTTGCCTCGGGCAGTAGGAGTAGCGCGTTTAACGATACCACCATTAGCCTTCTTTACGGGACCACCGCACATCATGCCGTACTCTGCTTTCTCAGCAGCCATAACAGCCTTGGGTGCTTTGCCCTTTTTCAAGGCGGCAAACTCAGCCTTCATATGTTTCTTGTCCATTTAGCAAGCCTTTCCATGTGACTTCACTGTGGCGCGACGGACAACACCGCCGTTAGCCAATTTTACTGAGCCCATCAGCTTGTTTTCGCCTGCATTTTTCTTAATGCCGGTCAAGATGCGATCTTGGCCTTTGGGTGATTTGTCTGCTGCGGCTTCTTCTGCACGAGCTGCAGCACGCTTGGCTACATAAGCTTCGGCGCGGTCGCGTTGCGTTTCAGCGCGCAAAGCAGGTTTTGGGTGACTAGCTGCCTTACGAGCTACGTCGCTGCCGGTATCACGAGCCTCAGTGCGAGCAGTTACGTCAGTTGTATATTTCTTACCCATGTACTCAAAGGTCTTGTTACCGGCCTTACGCTCGGCAGCAAAAGCTTCTTTGAAAGACTTGTATTCAGGCTTTGAGGCTTCAGCAGCTTTAGATGAAGTGTCGCTCTCGGTGTTTCTCTCACCAGCGCTCATAGAGCTTGCAATGTCTTGCGAATCTGAAGAATTGTTTGCGGCTTCCAATGCAGAACCGTCATCAACGGGTCCGCCGTCGGAGTAGCGTTTCATCTTTTTGGCTTTTGCTAAAACTTTCATGGTTTACCCTTTACTGTGCGTTTTGTATCATGGGGTTTACCCCGGTGTCAAGAATTTTCAAAAATTATCCGTAATCGGTGCGCCGTTGGCTAGCATCTGCTGGTTTTGCACTGGGCTTCCGGCAGGAACTCCGACGCCCGGTGCGGGCTGTGGAGGCTGACCAGCTTGCATCATCATCGCAATCTGCTGTGCGACGCGCAACTTCTCGCGTGGTGGCACAACGTCGTCGGGGTTTACGTCCAGCTGCTTAGCAGTTTCGCGTAGCAGTGTGGCGCGACCATCGATACCCATGATCTGCATATCGATCGGATTTGCTGTAGCCTGCAAGAACTCATTGCGGCGAACTTGCGCAGTCTCTTTGGCAACAATGCTGTTGGAGCCGCGGGCTACGATTGTCACGTCACCTTTAAGTTCGTTATCTTCGCTATACTTCATGTTGTAAAAATACAACCTTTCCAGCAAGGGTGTCATCACGCTGTTGTCAATGTTGGCAACAACCTGCTTCATGGACTTGTTTGCATTGCCCATCAGCATGGACATACCAGAGGCCGTGCGACCTGCACCGCCTGTGGGGCTTGAGCCTGTCATGTAGCGTGGAATGCCGGAATACTCGTCAGCCAAAATAGAAAACTTCTCATACACGGCCATTAATTCTTGGGCGTTTGAGTTTGGTTGGAAGAAGCCGATTGGCGCAGCAGACGAGCCCATTGGGTCACTCGTGACTTGGTGAATCTTCCATGGATACATATTGGTGATGTCTTCACCTTGAGGTACGCGGTCCACATTGATGTATACCTGAGGACCAGACGCAATGCCCATGTTGTTAGCCAGAGCGCGAGTCGCACTGTTACACATGTCTTGGCAGTCTTTGATTAGATCATACGTACTGTTGCCCCAGAATGTGCCGGGGATACCTTCGTATGATGCCTTGTAGTAAGGCTTTTGGCCCATGGGGTGGTAGTTCAGCGACGCCTTAATAACGTACTGACCGATCAACCATGCTTCGCAAGGATATTGCTTTGCAATGTCGGGAACTTCTTCTTCCGACAAACCCCAGTCGCGCAGCATCTGACCAGAAACCATGCCCCAGAACTGAAGCGCGTCGATCAAATGCTCGCTGTTTTGCATTACTGCGGTGGTTGATCTTCCTTCGGCTTGCGCTTTAGTCGAGTCAACAATGAGCCACTCTTGGAGGCCACCGCGGCCATAAGCTTCAAGAACTTGTCGTATAGCGTCGTCATCATATCCTTCTACTCCAATCATTTCTTCGAGGTCAGTCTGACGCAGCTTGTGCCGCTCAATCAGATAACCATCATTGATCCCTGTCGATGCAGGGGACGGATAAATCATAAATGGGTCAACACGCTCCCACTCAAGAACTAGGTCATCAACAATCTCAAGCTGATAGCCTGCCTGCGCAGTTTTGTTCCACTTCATCGTAGGTTTACGGCGAACGATGGGGCCCTTTAAGAATGCGCAAGGGAATGTTGTGATGTCGTCAATAAATGCATCAAATGCAGTGATGAAGCCGCCCTCAATGAGCTGGTCCTCCATCTTGTTTTCCATCTGGCGCACTTTGAACTTTGCCTCTTCCGTCACGTTGTGCATGTACTCTTCACGCAACTCGTTTAGGAACTTACGCAACTGCGTAGGAGGAAGCTGTTGACCTGTAACCTGAATCACATTGGCCATCTGCTGAATAGCGTTTTGACGCATTTCTTCAACGATTTCCGGTGATAACGTGGGGGTTGGCGTTGGCCTGATAGTCCAAGGTTTATCAGCACCTTGGCCCAATAACACATCACGCAACCAACTTGCCGCAGCGCGACATTTGTTGGACGTGAGCATCATGTAAATTTCTGAGCCACCGTTCTCACGAATTTTTGTCAGTACATCAGGATCGTACTCGCCGCGGCGTGCGCGTACGGCTTTGAACATCCTCGGCTCAACCGTTTGCTCTTTTGCTTTGCGAGCCTCAGTCCAGCAAGTACGGACGTGAGCAGCAATAGATTTGATAAGTGGCTGCGCCTGCGCAAGCTCTGATGCTTTGCGCTGTTGTTCTGCAACACCCGCTGCCGACATAGCCGGAAGGATGCCGCCCATACTGATGCCTAGATTCTGGTTCATGCGGGGCCCATCTTGTTTCAATAAGTGTAACTTACTTTTTTGATTTCGCGCTTACCGCGCTGCAATGCTACACCTCGGATATTCATGTCAACTACCGAGTCGGCGTACTGATTGGCGTCATGGACGTGAGAGAACTCGTTCTTGTCTGGCCTATCTTCAAGCTCGCCGTTTTTCTTAATCTTGTACCGATATCCGTACCGAAAGCCTTTGATGAGCGTTTCGCAGGAGCGGTCGATTAAGTACATCGCCTTACCTTCCAGCTGCTGATTGAGCAACCGTTCGACGGACTGTATCCTAATTTCTGGATTGTTGCTAGGGGGACGCACACATTTAAACCCAGCATTCTTCAAAACGTCCACCAGACTAAGTTCATTGAGTTGCTGCTTGGCAAAGCCCGCCGGGTCCGGCGCACACAAAAACGTTGCCCCAGCAAAATTATTAGCAATAAACGGATTGAGCCTCACATTAATGAATGTCTCAATGCCCATGTTGTCCGCAGTGAGCTCCGCAAGCGTCAACACGCGCCCCCGAGGGTCCCGCTGCTTAAACACAGCCGCAGGCGTGCGCCCAAAGTCAATCCCAATGATGATCGGGTAATTTTCACCCCTGATGTACTTCAGCGGATCGTCCGCCACATGAAAATCATACGTGAACGTCTTCTCGTATACAGGTGTGCCCGACAGTGAGCGTCCATATTCTGACCTTAAGTACACTCGCAACCAGTCCTCGGTCTTACCCGGAATCAAGTTAGGGTAGTACTGTTTTGGCAGGTGGTCGTAATTGTCCGCTTCAGGGTTAACGCACCATTCTTCCCCGTCTTTGTCCAGCAAAACCTCTTCTGGCTCTTCCCCAAACTTCTCGGTGTACTTGGCCGGACGCAGGATCGCCGCCGGCTGCTTGTAAATGCTCCAGTTACTTGGCGGCTCCTCCATTTTGTTATGCCACCACGTATCCTCATCAGGCATGTTTGTATCAAACAGCGCGCACGACCTAGTCGGACCACCATCCTTCATGGACGGATACCGGTTCAAACGACCAAGCAAACCGTCCACCACGTCTTGGTGCAGTTCCCTTGACTCGTTTCCCCACAAAAATGTCGTCTCCAGCGACAACGCTTTACGAACGTCGTCCGGGGTATCCAGCGCAATAAACAGCCACTCCGACTCCACCTCCGTGCCGTCGCCCAATCTGGCTTTCAAAATGAAAGTCTTCTCCACAGCCTTCCAAATACCCGCTTCTCCCGGCGGCAGCCAGTCAAACACCGTTTTTCGGGTCGTGAGCGCCAGCTGGTCAGCCGTATTACGCACAATCACCGCTCTGGTTTTCCGTATGCCCTTGGCATTAGGCGCTTGGCCACACGCCAATCTCACCAGTTCGTGCACACAGGTCACAGATTTGCCACCTCCAACTGGGCCAGCCAAGACCCTGACGTAATTCTCATCCAGCATGAACTCTCGCTGGGTGT